GCTAGGGGTGTTAAAGTGTTTATTTAATTTTAAGCGTTTGGCCTGCATAAATCAAGTTTGGATTAGTTAGACCATTGAGACTAGCAATTGATTGGTAGCTAGTATCGTAACGACTTGCAATGTTTGATAGGTTATCACCAACACGCACTGTATAGTAAACTGAACCAGTGTTTGCTGAACCGTTGACACGCAATACTTGACCAACATAGATGAGATTTGGGTTTGAAATACCATTCAAGCTTGCTAATGTTTGATAGCTTGTCCCAAATTTGGCAGCAATGCTGGAAAGTGTGTCACCAGAACGTACTGTGTACGTGCTAGTTGCTGGCGCTTGAATTGGCGCAGATGAAACTGAAATAATTTCAACGTCTGATTTATTAATCCATGAGTTAACACCAGCTAGCAACACACGATTACCAGATACTTGAGTTACACTGTATGTACGACCTTTAACCCAACTTGGAATGCCTTGACCTGTAGCCCAGCTTCCAGCACCAAATTTTACTTTAACTTGATTTCCTACAGCAATGTCAGATTTAGGTGTGTTGTCCGCTTGTTGACCTTGAGAAATTGCTGGTGTTTGGGTCTGTGGATTGTTATTTTTAGTATATCCATTATCAGTAATACCAGTCAAGTCAATATTACCATCAAGTCCACCTGCGATATAAGTCGATGTGAACTGGTAAATTGCAACTCCGTCCATGCTTGGAAAAACGTTGTAATTCGGTGTTGGTGTTACTGCATAATTCGGATAAGCAGCCATCCAAAGCGAATTAGGGAACTCACGGATGATTTGGTCAACATACACGTTAGCTACTGTGTAAGGCTTGCCTGAATAATACATAGGTGTATAACCAGCCGCTTTAATCATGCGCATACCGTGCAAAATAGCGTTGGTATTCGCTTGCTTGTCAGGGCTAGCACCACTTTCGTAGTCTAATGCCACAATTGAGCCTTTAGGCGTTTTAACCTGTGGTAAGAATGTATTTAAGACTTGTTCACCCAAGCTAGCATTCCCGCCGACTTGGTACCAAATGTAAGTATGAGCACGCTTGCCTTGAGCAATTGCTGATGCAACTTGTGTCTCGTATGTTGATTGACTGTATATACCGCCGCCGTTAACACCGCCAATTTGAGAAATTGCAAACTTGTCATGACTGTAACCGAAGACACCGTTAGCGCCTTGGTATCGTGACCAGTCCACCCCTTGGTCGCCAACTGCAGCATAAGCCGTTGATTGTAAAAGAATACTAGCGCCTAATAATGCGCCTAATAATAATCGTTTAATCTTCATTAACATCTTCCTCCTTTAGATCAGACAGATTAGTCAGTACACAAACGAGACCAGATAAAAGAGCGGTTGAAACAACCACTCTCCAATCGACCTGTGAAATTAATGTACTAGCACCGATGACACCAACTGCTGATTGCGCCATCGTTTTCAAAACCTTAACTCCTAACTTTTCAAAATACTTTTTCATTTCTCAACCTCACTTTCCAAGCGTGCAATGCGTTCATCAACATACTTGCTGTGTTCTTCCAGCTTAAATGTACGTTCGATGACACTGTTGTGTTTATCGACCTGTTTTTTAAGCTCGTTGATTTGATAGTTGGTTAGCTTAGTACTCGTTAAAATACCGCCAAATGTGCCAACCAAACTTGCAATCAACGAGAATACTCCTGTTAAAATTTCAACATGCATAATCTCCTCTCGCTTCCTAAGCTGTTATTTGGCGGTGTCTTCGTCTTGCAAACCAGCATGAGACAAATCTACAAGCTCTTGCACTTGTTTGCGGAAACGTTTAGGTACGGTCTCGATAGTAATCCAACCTAGCTCGATTTGCATTGCAAAGTAATTAATCATCATTGTTCTTCCTCCTAAAAGTATATTTTTAATTTTGTGTGTTAGTTTCATCTGTAGTACCTTAAGTAGCACCGTTAGTAGTACCCTCATCAGGATACATTTTGTTAATCAATTCGTTTAATGTAGCAGTAGCTAACTGAGTCATCTTTTCAGATTTGTCAATGGCTGCTTGCATTTTCTCAATCATTTCATCATATTTTGCGATTTTCTCGCCGATTTCGTTGAATTTCTCATTCTCGGCACGTTGCTGGAAATTCTCATGATAAACAACTTCCAGCGCTAATTGTTCAAGCTCTGTATTTGAAAGCTCGATTTTGTCAGCTGGTAGCATGACAGGGTAGATTGCACCCTCATCGTTAGTCAAGGTTACTTTCGTACCTTTGACTGTGCCGTCTTGCTCAAATTCTTGTGATTTTGAACCAAATTTTAGTTTCATATTTTCTCCTCTCTATTCGCTTGGGAATGGGTCTGTGGTAATCCATGAGATTGTAGCGCCGAACCAAAGCGGATTAGACTCTAGCTTGATACGGCCACTGATAGAACCGTCTGGTTTATATGCCAAGTGAACATAGCTACCGTTAAATAGTGTCGCTCCAGTTCCACCACCACCTTCACCGATAGCGTGGATAATCGCTTGGTTTACAGGTCTCCAGCCAACAGGTATTGTCTCGTTAGCCGTACCGTTCCAGTTTGTATTAGACGTATGTACATAATCCATAGTGGCAGTTACGATATTTCCGGAACGTGCTACGGCAATGTTAAATCCGTATGGGCCGTTGATAGTACCCGTATACACTTTAGTCTGATTGACCGCTGTGAAGTTAGCTACTGTGTTTTGGATTGCGTAGTATTGCCATTCGTCCCAAGCATTACTTCTTTGCACACGGAAAGCAGAAACTACACCGTTAAAATCAACGGCTTCTTGTAAAACCCAACCGTTATTATTTGTATGCTTAGTCACACGAATATACATCCAACCGTTAGCACCACTACCGCTAGGAGCATGCAAAAAGCTGCCGCAGTTGTAGAAACCGCATTCAGTAACTGTGTTCAAGTCTGTGCCATCAGCTAGGTGGATAGCTGTGCCGTTATTTGCTGTTAGCTGATGGTGTTGGATAGGCTTGTTGTTAGCATAAATATCACCAGCTACGTCAAGAGCGCCGTGCTCCCGAATTTTACCGATTCCAATACCATCTTTGGTCTTAGACGTCAACACTTTGTCGGTTGATACAGGATAAGAGTAAGTAGCTTTATCAAACAAGTCTTCGACTATCATCATGACTTCCCATGACTGCATGCCTGCGAACGTGCCCGCTAAATTAGCAGCGCTTGCTGTTAATTCGCTTTGAGTTGTCCAAACACCAGACGCCAAACCGTTGTTAGTTGTCCACTCAGTAGTGCCCATCGGTCTTGTTTTAAAGGTGATAGTCATTTTATTAAGCTGTTTACCACCGACTGTTAAAGGCGCAATCTGAGCTGTTCTGATGACTGTCAGCGTGGTTCTAGCTGACCCGCTACGTTCAGCGGTAAAGAACGCTTTCGGTCCGAAATAATCCAAGAAGTTAACCATTGTATCTTTCGTATCAGACCAACGCCCACGGCTATCTTGCACGCTTGACCTGATAGTCACTTCACCCGATTTCTTGACTAGTCCGAAAACACCGCCATCAGACGTGACTGTTTGGTTCTCACCTACCATCTCAGCTTTGTAACCTGTAATGGTAGAGCCTTGAACACCAGTAGCACCACTAAAGGCAACTTTGACATTAGACAAAATTTCCACGAACGTGTTAGCTGTTGTAACAATATTAGATACTACTGTATTCGTATCAGACAATGTCACACCGCTAAATGTTGGCTTCATGCTTTCTGGGACGTTAAGAGTTAACCTACATGTAGCAGACCCGATTTTAGTAGAACCATTATAAGTGTCTACTGTGATATCCCCCCAGTCGCTTGTCTTGTTTGGTATAGCTGTCGCAAGATTTAGAGGTGGTGTCCAGCTTACAGATGTACCAACCCCCGTTGCAATCGTGCCATTTAAAGCTCCAAAGTTGTATTTTACGGTGTGTGTGAAACTGCTAACTTTGCGATTAATATTGATAGTCATCGCACTTCCAAGCGTGCCCGTCATGTCGCTGACTGAGCTAGCTCGTGGTATGTCTGGTAACTTGTAATCAAAAGCTACCATAGCCGAACCATAACCAGCAGCATTAAGTCCTACAGATAACATGATACCAACAGTTTTAGTACCGTCATCATTGTGACCAACGTTATAAGTGTGGTCCCAGATTTTTTGTGCTGAATTAGTACCAATATTGACAGCTGGATGCTCAATAGCACCACCACCGTTGATTGTGATTGTAGCGTCAGCACTCACACCCCACATACTTGCATAGCCGTTTGTATGCAAGTAAGCAGTGACATGCACATAACTATAGTTACCTGCAATATTTTGACCTGTAAGTTCTGCTTTTAACTCAAGTGTCATATTGCGACCGTATGAGCCACTAAACGTTGCTGTTGCCATTTTCTCTCCTTTCTAGTCAACCCAGCGAATGACGTTTATTGTTTTATCTCCTTCGTACACCTCTTCACGGTAGTGTCCAATTTGCAAAGATTTAGCAAAAATACCGTTATCGATAGTTAACGTACCATTTGACATGCTAGCTACTTCCGAACCGCCTGAGTAGAAACCAATACGGTCATTTGAAATCAAGATAGATGTTGGACTACCTTTCTTACCAAGACGCAAACCCTCTTCGCCAAAATCCATGTTTGTATCAAGGAAAGACCATTGAACTTTCTTGTCTTGCCAGTCTTTAACCCATTCAGCAATTCGACTTGTTAGCGTGATAAGCTTTTGCTCTGCTTCCGTTTTATCAGCATCGTTTTGAGCCACATACGAGTCATACACTTGTTTCCACTGTTCAATTTCCGCTAAGCTTGCTTTTGCTGACATTTCCGCTTCCATATTGCGATTCTTTTCCGCCAGCGCATTCAATTGGTCTTGCGTTAACGCTTGGTCTGCTTTGCTGTCGATTTGTTCTTGGGTGTCTTCAACAGCTTGGATATAATCTGGATAGTAAGAACCGATTGACAACATCATATTTTCAAGAATGATTTTAAATCCGCTCGGGAATCCATATTGCGTACCGAAACGAATAAACACATTATCTGTGCGGTAATTCTCGCTCGCACTTGATAAATCAATTTCAAATTCAAAATGCTGTCTGCTTGTCGTACCAGCTTTGAATGTAACTCTATTTGAGTACCAAGGGGTTGCTGAAAAATGAATATTAGCTGTGTAATCGTTTTCCAGAGCAATAGGAAAAGTAATGTCGAATGACATTTTTACAAAATTCTTTTTAAGTCTGTCTTTGTTTTTCCAAAAGGCATCAACTATGTATGTTCTCCAGTCAAACGTCTGCGCATCTGTTGTATAGAAAGTTTTAGTTAAAGAGTTTTTAAAATAGTTACGAGAACCCCCTTTAACATTCGCCAGTCTATCCACCCAAGTGTACTTCTTATAGTCACTACTATTAGCTTCTGTATAATCACTGTAGTAGCCTTGGTATTGCTGGTTATTGTCAGTTAAGCTAAAGTTAGTCCCTTTGTTGTCATCTGCATAGGCGAAGTGGATATAAGGTGTTTTACCATCAGCGCCTGGTTTCCCAGGAACGCCTTGGTCGCCTTCCCACTTGCCCCACTTATACTTAGTCGGGTCATTGCTTGCTGTCTCATTAAAATCAGCGTACCAACCCATGTAAGCTTTTGGTGTAGTCAAGCTAAATCCGCCACCAGTAGCATCGTCAGCGAAGGCAAAGTGTACGTGAGAGGTTTGGCCGTTCGTTCCGTCAGCACCTGCTATGCTGATGTTTGTTGGCTGTGTGACTTCGACCGAACCGTCTGAATAGTAGATGTATTCAAACTTCCACAAATAGCGCTGTGTTTGTGTCGGGACTAGTGTATCCGTTGACCAGCCCAATTGTTCTGGCGCTGGTGTGTAGGGCGTGAAAGACTTCCCAATTTCGACTTTTCCTTCTTTCCATTGGATAGATCCACTCGCTACATAATCAGTTCGAAATGCCCAGTTCCAATAGGCGTTTTTCAAATGACCTGAATTAATAGTGTCAGTGCTTTCAAATACAATTTCACCACTACCGTTCAATGTTTTTACACCAGATGTATCCGGGAATGTACCATACCCCCAATCAGTAACGTTACCAGAGCCCTGCATCCAAATTTTAGCAGTCTGCCCATTAGCTGGAACGATATTGTCATATTTTAAGACAATACGCACTTTAACAGTGTCTCCGTCCTGCATTCCAGCAGTCAATACTTTTCCAAGCTGAGGACAATTATTTGTAGTACCATAAAAACTCGTGTAGGCTTTCGACCAATCCCCACTGGTTACCTGTGCAAAATTACGGTGTGCGTTTGCTGGCACTTCTGGCACATCAGTACTATCCGTTAGTTTGTAAAACGCCTCCTTCCTGAGCTCCGCTCGTTCCAGCAGATTCGTCAATGTCAATTGATTTGACGCTATCAGTTTCATCTTCTACCTCACTTAATCTTTCGATTGTTGTTAAATATCCGTAAGTATTCCAAACTTTCTCGATAGCTTCAGATTTTGTTTCAACATCAAAATCGATAACTTCAAGTTGCCCACCTAATGTTAACTCAGCTCTAATCATATGTTGCACCCCCTAATTCTCAAATACTTCGCATGTAAATACCGCTTTATCACTAACATTGCTCGCTGAAATTGCGATAGTTTTACCGGTCTTGTACTGGTTCCCAGTTCCGCCAAAGTTAGCATCTAGAGTGCCATTTTTATCACGTCTTGACCATTTATATGTGTAATTTGTATTAGTGCCGTCAACGTCTAATTCTTCCCCTTTACGATAAAGACGTGCTTTCAATGTTGTTGAGCCAGTTGAATTCTTGAAAGTATCCCCAGCTGATGATTCGACTACAACTACAATTGGGTCTGAAAAGTCAAGAATTGTAGCAATCCCAATAGCTTTCTGACCAGAAGTCCCGCCATCTTGGTCAATACATACGACTTTAAATGTTTGGGAGTTGGTAACCACGTCTGGAGTAACTGTTAAAACACCTTGCTCAGTCGTGTTAGTACCTGCAGAAACGTTTGGAGTTTGACCAGTCGTAGTTGATGAACACAAGTGCCAACCGATTCCGCCGTCCGAATCATACCCAGCTGAACCTGACCCAACTACTGATGAATCAGCATAAAAGAATTTGAATTGCTTGTTACCACCTGAAAGTGCGTTGCCTTTGTAAAGTTCAGCATTGACTGTCAAGTTTGCTGGCTGATTATTATAAAATGTATTACCTTTACCTGTATATACATTTAGGATAAGCGCTTGTTTTCCAAGTTGAACAACCAACAAATCGATAGTCGCACGGAAATCAACTTTTAATCCAGTGATTGGGTCTGTCCATGTACCAACAGCTTCATAACGTTTAGCACCTGCACTAGCTGGCACGTTTACTTTAGTATTCAAAACTTCATTATATGTACCAGACAAATATTGGTTATCTGTTATGGTAGTGCTTGTAACAGCTGTTTTTGTTGTTCCATCATATTCAAACCATTGCACTTTACCAACTTGACCTAAAATTGAGGCTGTTTGTCCCGCTTTGGTCAGGTTAAGTGTTAGAACCTGTGGGTTACTTGCGTAAGAAGGACTATAGCTATTTTCAGTTTGATTATAGACCTGTGTTGTTGTTTGGCTTGCTGTAATAAATGCGCTTAATACAGGTGCATCCGATATATCCGTGATTGTGATTTGACCACTTGAAATGATTCCCATTTTTATTTCTTCCTTTCAGTTAACCTAATTTTTCAACGTCACATTCGAATTGTGCTCTCCGAAAAACATCTTTTTGCGTAATTTCAATTGTTTTTTGTGAATAGCTGTGCGTTTGATTCCATAGCTCATCCACGTTCCCATCTGAATCAGTCTTCGTCCATATATAGCTGTATCCTTTCCCGTCAACATCAATCTCTTTGCCACCCCGCCATAAGGTAGCTGTTAGTGTTGTTTTGATGAGATTGTTTTTAAAAATATTTCCATTAGAGGTCTTTATAACAAGCAAGACAGGCTCTGAAACATTCGTCAGCGTGATTTCAGTTGTTGCTACTTCATTGTTGCCAACGTAAGCCGCTACTGTCAAAACAGCTGTATCGTTGATGTTATCGGATTTAGCAAGATATTGCATGGCGACAATAACGTTTCCGTCAAGCGCCCAACGCCAAGAGACTTCGGAAGTGATAGGCTTACCACCCTTATAAAGCCGTGGTTGAATCAAACTTTCACCTTCGTTATTTTTAAAGGTAGTTCCGCCCGTTGTTGCTAGTTCAATGCGATAAGGCAATCTATCTTCAACCGCTTTATCAATGCGTGATTGCAAAGCCGATGTGGGTTTGTTGTCAATCCTGCGATAATTCGTAAAAACAAGCGAGTTATTTGTCGGATTATCAAAACTGATAATCATCTCCGATACACGAGCTTCAAGCGCCAAACCACCAGCAAAATTCTTATCGATGATTTTGACAGTGTCTCCAAGTTTTAAATCGGTATACTGACCGATAAAATTCGATTGGACGCTAGCTGTATATGTCATTAACGGATAAGCGTATTGTTTTAATGTACGCAAAGCATATGCTTTTAAATCGTTGATATTTTCGTATTCAGTCGTAAAGTCTTTGCGAATCCAGTTATCTTGTCCCTCGGCTCGCATGGTCGCAGGATAGCGTTGCATGGCAATTGGCGCATATAGATAAGGATTACCTTTTCTACTGTAATATTCTTCGACACCGTCAGAATTCTTTTCAGAAATTTCAATATCATTTAAACTTAAACCATCTTTACCAGTGAAAACCCCAGCATTAAACATTTGGGTTTTATCACTAGTGACTTGCACGCCTTTTAAACCGTTATCGTAATAAAGTACGACATCACCTCGAACCGAGCCGATACCGTGGTGTGTCTCGTCAGATTTTTGATAAATATTAATGACGATACGCTTATACGTACCGTCACGATTAAGATCTACTTTAAATTCATATTCAGCTTCGAAACTAGACATTAACGATTGCAAGCGTGTTGCTTTAGTTTCTTGCGAATCAAAAGTTAATGTTCGCTTGCGGTCTGAAATTTCATTAATGCCGATTTCAACAGCTGCAAACGACAATAAATCCATGTGGTTCAAATACCATTCAATCGTTTGAGCGCTGTCAACGCTAAATGGATTAGCATATTCAAGCGCGTATTCAAGATTGGTATTGTTACACGTCAACTGAATATTAAAATCATCTTCTTGCAATGTAACAATGTAAAACACTTGATGCGAACCGTTGATGTAAAACGACACAAAACACTCATCGGTGATAAGCTTGATATCATCATGTAACTTGCCATTAACAAATTTTGGAATCGTAAAATCAAACGTACTTGTAGCTTGATCAAGATATGGATGCCATGCGCTGTTCAAATAGTGAAGCATTTCAGGAATATTATTGTTCAAAGCAACAATCTTTTTCATCTTGCTGTCATGAATCCAAATTTGCATCTAAACACTCCTTTCGTACCACGTCACCTCAATATCTGGTTCTTTTGTGATCCAGCTTGAAAAATAGATGTCTATCTCGTTTTCGCCAGGATCTAGCCCAAAAGGTTCGGCTAGATAGGCTAAGCCGTCCATTGTTGGCAGATTATCGAGATAGGTTTTACCTTTTGCCATATCGATTTCTAGCACTGACCCCATGCGATAACGATTTGGAATATCTTCCCAGCCGTCGATGTAATCTTTTCGATAAACGATGCTATCCAAATACATGTGAGTCACTTGTGGACTAGTACCCATTTCACCAAAAAAGACGTGAATCTTAGCAGATTTACGTCCTTTAATTTCTGGCGCTTTAATTCGTGGATAAGACCCCCACCAAAACACTTGAATTTCATCGTCTCGTCGTTGCAAGTCTGACCAGCCTCGCTCTGCATTAAATGGATTTTGACTATCCAAATGCGTTCCTGTGAACGTCCAACGCAATGGCATGCGGTATCCACCGTTGCCGTCCGAAACCATAAAATTGTACTCGCAACCGAGACCACCTGCACGTTTGAAAGTTTCGACTCCGTACAAGAATTTATCTTCTGTGTCTGAAACACAAATTTTCATAAAGCCATACTGATTAGCTGAACCAAGCCAAAAAATTTGGCGCCACCAAAAGTACTCGTTTAGCGAGCCTTTTTCGCCATTGCTGTCTGCTTGAATCTCCCAAGTAATCGAACCGCCTCTGTTCCCTTTGGTTCCAGTTCCTCTATCAGCTAAAGCAATGTGAGGACGTCCCCAAGCGTTATCAATCGCAAGCGTTCCGTTGATGTCTTGGCTTGTGTCGTTCAAAATCGCAACATTCTTAGCCCCTTCTTGGAAACCTGTGGTGATTCGGTTGTTAGAAACATAGTCAAACAAGATTTCTGACTTCTTGATGTTCTTTCCGTCTGCTTCTTCTGGATTTCCGATTTCGTAAGCTTCTGTAGCACTTTTGACAATACCGACCCAACCATTTTCCGAATTGTGTTTGATTTTAAATTTCGGATAAGCTGTTGCCGAACCAAAATTATTAAGTTTAATCTTGTAATGGTCGTTGCTAACCTTTGTAATCGAACCATAGCGACCGTTATTTAGATTATCGACTAAGCACTGCGTTTGACTTTCAGCATATGATTTAGGCACGTCAAACGTGATTGTAATTGTAGCAGTTGGCGGTGATGTGCTATTGTCAGTCGTTAATGTTGGCTGACCACTTGGAATAGCTTCCCAGATTTTATCTGGTTCATCTCCGAAAATTAAACGTTTAGGTTCAAACACATTTAAAAAGCCACCTATTTTATTGGCGACTTCATTAAAATATGCTGAGCTTCCAGTCAATTTGATTGAGATTGAAATCTGTTTGACTGAAAGCGTGTTGTACAAGAATTGTTGACCGTAGCGATGATCGCCTTGGTCTTGATAGGTATTGTTAAAGTTAGCTGCAATGTTGCGGTTAACATCTGTAACAACGGCTTGACCGTCAAGGTTGTTAAAGACCTCTATCCAGTCTACGTCGTTATACTTGATAGAAACACCTGTCAAATGATTTCACCTCCTAGAAGCGCTTGTCTGCGCTCGTAATTGTTAGTAGCTGTGTGCATATAAGGTGCTAGACCGTTAGAAATACTTTGACCATCAATGATGTTTCGAACTTCAACAGGATTAGCACCGTTTGCCACAAGTTGAGTAAGCAAACCGATAACTGTATCAAACTTAGCTTCAAGTTTAGCAAGTGATGAATTACCGCTTGCGTTAGAATTGCGGTCTTGCGGTGCTTCTCCTGCGAATCTGCTTACTGCTTCACTTAGCAATTGCCAAGCTCTACCACGTTTAGCAATGTCTGTTGGAATGACGTACTCAGGCATATTGCCCTCTGCAAGCTCGTATACACCGTTCTTAGAAACCAAACCACCGTTTGCGTAACCATAGCTTGCAACACGATTAAAGGCTGCGTCTGACGTTCCATAGCGTTGTTTGATGTAGTTGATTGCAGCAAGCAGGTTGTCATATCCGTTACGAATATCATTGTGTCCTGCGTGCTTATACGCTTCAAACGTTGGTCCGATAGTTTGCATCAAACCAATAGATGGATGCCCTGCTAAGGCATTGCTATCCCAATTGTTTTGCGCATTAGGATTCCCGTTTGATTCACGTTGAATTGTTGCCAAAATCTTAGAAACTCGGAATGCTGTTGGCTCGATGCCATTAGCTTGCAAAGCTTTCTCAACATAACTACGCCAACGCTCTACTGAGCCCCCCTGAGGGTTGTCTAGGCTGCTTGCCATATTTAAGGGCGCTAGAATTTTAGCAATCCAATCAAACATGCCACCGACTTGGCCTTTAATGAGCTTGCGAAGTGGTGAATTTTCTTCTTTAGCCTTATCAGCAACGTGTACGCCAAAATCAAGGAAAGTGTCAACCATCGAAATTGGACGACCAGCAAAAGCGTGATAAACATGACTGCCAGCGTAGTTGTATTCTTCACCACTGAATGTATTACCAGAAACACCAGAAACGGTTGAAACGTGGTTTTGACCGTTCTTCGCATAAACCGCAACCATGCCTGGTCTTGGTGTGCTACTGTGTGGAACTCGTGCATTAAGCCACATGTTACCATTCCCCAGATGACTAAATAGGCTAGCATTAACACCTTGATTGCTCAAACGAGATGCAACGAACGACACACATTCTTTAAAGAAATAACCCCAAGGGTCAGCACCGCTGTCAGCTGCTCTATTCTTGAATTGGTAGTCATCCCCAATAGCACCAGCTTGAACTTCTGGCGAAGCTTTTTCATTAGCCATAGACCAGAGCTCTTTCCACCAGCCCTTGGCATTTTCGACTGGTTTCTTGTAGAGCGCATTCCCTAAATGTTTAAACACACCGTCCAACTTGTCTGAGTTAGGGTTGAATTTCTTAGCGAGCGTTTCAGCTGGATGTGAAACAGTGTCAGTGATGAAGCTCAACATTTTAGTGAACTTGTCAACACCGTCTTTCAAACCGTCCCAAACTGAGCCAGCTACGTTAGTAGCCGTGTTCCAAATCTTAGACCAAAAGCCTGTCCCTTTGGCAAATGCTTGACGATTGTTTAATCCTGCAAGCATAGCTAATTCGCTGGCGTTAAGCACTTCTGAACCAGCTGGTAACAACATTTGAGCGTTTCTGCCTTGTGGTAAGACTGCCTTACCATTTGGCAAAATAACCATTTCTTGGTTATTAGTCTCTGGACTGTCGTGGCCATCGTTTAGTGTAGCCAACGTTGGTCTTGTGATTGCATTTCGATAACCATTAAAGAAACCTGTACCATTCGCAAATTTAACTTTAGGGATTTTACCGATTGCGTTCTTCGGACCACCGAAGTCGTGGATTAGACTATTGATGCCGTCAATCCCGCTGTTTGGGATAGCAATCACTGCATTAATACCGTTACCGGCTAAATCTTTCAAACCGTTCCACATGTCACTGAAGCCATTGCGAATACCATTCCAGATGTCTTGGAATTTGCTTCCGATTTTATCCAGATTGTCAAAGAGCAAGCCTTTCAAGTCCTTGCCGAATTTCTTTTTGGCGTCTGCGTTCATGTCATCCCAACGGTCAGAAAGGAAATCTTTTGATTTGTTCCAAGTCTTAGACCATCTGTCGTGGATTTCGTCATGCTTGTTCTTGATGGAAGACCCAAGATGTTCAATGCTTTTCTTAGTATTGTCTTTCATATCATCCCAGCGGTCTGATAGATAGTCTTTGGATTTCTTCCAGCCTTTATTCCACTCTTTACCGATGTCAGAAAGCTTGCCAGTGATGGCAGACCCAAGTTTTTTCATGCCGCTTTTAGCGCCGTCTTTGATGTTTTCCCAAGTCTTGCTAAGATTCTTAGGAATATCCTTAAACCATTTGACAATGTTGTCAAAGGCTTTTTTTGCGTCCTTTGCTAAATCATCAACGAATTTCTTGAATTTTTTGTTATGCTTGTACAGCATCACGAAACCAGCTACTAAAGCGGTAATTCCCACAATCGCTAGAGCGAACGGATTCGCCATTAGGAAAGCTGTTGCTGTTTTAAGTGCTCCAAACGCTGGTGTTAGCTTGCTGATACCTGTTTTAAGTAGCCCTAAGCCAGTTGATAAGCCTTGAACACCTTTGACGACTGCACCGACACCACTAGCTACTTTCTTAGCGGCGAAGTAAGCCACGAACAACTTACCAACTGTTTTAATAGCCTCTTTATGCTTAGCAATTTCGCCTAAAGCTCCTGAAACACCTTTGATAGGTTCTTTTGATTTCTTGCTGTTGCCAGTCAGCATTTTAAACGCTCCAGCAATACCTTCAACAATGCCTTTAGTCGCTTCCCAAACACCTTCACCAAAAGCCTTGCCGATTTCAATGACATAACCTAAACCTTTTTTGAGTTCTACAAAGAAACTGGCAATTTTAGGCGCATTTTTAGCGATTTTATCGCTCATTTTGTCAACCCATTCAATCATCTTATCCATGAATGAATTGAGCTTATCTGTGCCATTCCCTAGATTAAAGACTTTGGCAAAAGCATTTGAAATAGTTTCTAAGCCTTTAGCGCTGTGTTCGCCTAGTGTTTTGAACTTGTCTTCCGTGCCCTTATCAGCTACCCATTCACTGATTTTACCCATAAATGGGTTTTTCATTTGCATAATAGGCTCTTTAAACGCTGCGATGATAGCTGGCATACGACTGTTAATAGTGCGTTCCATACCACCGATAGTGCCTGCGAAGTTTTCGGTCGCATCTTTGTATTTGTCTTTCATGTCCAGCAAGGCTTTAACGGCCATGTCTGACGTGATTTGGCCTTTACTTTGCAATTCAGCGAACTTCTCAGTAGTCATGTTTGAGATGTTGAGTTCTTCTGCAGCAACATCTTTAATAGCTTGTTTCATTTCTGGAAAGACGTTGATAATTGACAACATGTCTTGACCTGAAACTTTGCCGTTCGCAATCATTTGTGACCATTGAACACTAAAATTTTCGACTGCTGCATCGGTTTGACCGAATGCGTCTTGCAATGTCAAGATAGCTTGTGTTTGCTGTTTAGTTAAGTCGATGTTGTGAGTGACGGCATAAAATTTTTGGTTCATGCCGTCAACCATTTCAGTTGAGTTAGCAGCAGCTTGCGCCATTTCATTGGTCATGTCGACCATTTTCTTGCCGTCTTCAGCATTACCTGTTAACGTCAACCATGTAGCATTCATCGTCTGCTGGTATTTAACGTATTCGCTACTTGATTCGTTGATTTGGTCAAACATACCTTTGACCGTGCCTAAAGCGCTGGTAAAAGCGTTACTGATAACGTTAGCCGCAAATGTAGCACTAAAAATGCCTTTTAACCGAGATGTTTTATCTCCTGTGTCATCAACTTTCTTATTTAAACCAACGAAGCTATCTTTCAAACGATGGATAAGCGATGAACTGCGCTCACTTTCAGCGATTTCATCATTAAGCTTGTCCATGTTTGTTTTAGCGTGAGCTAAGCTTGTAGCCGTTTCATCTAAACGTTTCTTTTGCAGAAGATATTCACTACTTGTCTTTCCAGACTTATCAGCTACCTTTTGCAACATGTCCTCTTGAATCTTATATTGTTTAGTAAGATTTTCAATTGAACCCTTTAAATGTTTAGCTTTCTCTTCGTTAGCTTCACTTTCCTTGCCTTCTGCTTGAAGCCGTTTGATATACGTTTCAGAGACTTCATTTTGCTGTTTGAATTGCTGTTGCAAGCCAGCTAAACCAGATTTGTAATAATCAACGCTAGACTTTGCTTTTTGTTGTTGGCTTTCCATTGAAGCCATCTTTGCCGTGGCTTGGTCAATTTGACGTTGGTATTTTAGGTATTGTTCAGCTGTTTCAGCAGTATTGCCTTTTAAATCTGACTGCTCACGCTTCAAACTTTCAATTTTAGCTTGTTGACGCTTAATCGCATCACCCAAACCATCATACTTAGCTTGCGCTGCGCCTAAAGTATCACCAGCACTTTTTAATTGCGCTTCTTGAGCTTTCCATGCGCTTGTAGCACTACTAACTAATTGTGTTAGTCGTTTGATAGAGTTACCAGCTTGCAACGTGTCCAAGGCGATTTCAGTGGACATCGTAGCTTGTATTTTGTTTGCCATTATTTCCTCCTTTCCTCAAGAATTAAAGAAGAGACAATGGGTCAACAACCCTATCTTCTGCTTCTTTGGCGCTCATGATGGACATCAACTCATAATAGTCAGTGTCGTTACATTCATCAATTGTCCAACCAAAATTGATGAGCGCTTGCTTGATGATTAGTTTTAAATCTTCAATCCTGTTTTCAAGTTCAAAGACCTGCTCCCCAGCAGATTTTACTCTTTTGGGTCTTCAGCTCCCTTAGACTCTTCCAACTGTTCATCACTCAAACCAAGCATGTAACCTGTGATTGTTTCAGAAATCTTTTGAACTCGTTCGCTGTCCAAATCAAGTAATTTCTCGTAAGTATCATCATCAAGGTTCAAAATCGCACGGACAAACGCAAGTGTTTCATCTAAACCTTTTAGACTAGCACTAATTTGACCAACTACATCATCTTCGTCAAGTTCATCGCTGACTTTAGCGACAGCTAGTTGATAAGCAAACATGCGTTTCATGTTGCGGATACTAGTGTGTACTTCGAATGCTTTCTTGCGTAATTCTGGGATAACGATTGTTTTAATTTCCATTGTTTCTCTCCTTAACTTAAAAATAAAAAGGCTGGATTAAAAATCCAACCTAACAAAAATTAGACACCAACTCCAGCTGTGTAACCACCAAAGACTTCTTTGAGCATGTTAGCTTCTTGGAAGCCAGATGCGCCAGAATAGTATTTCTTGATAGGTTCATCACCAAACGCTTTAGTAGATAAAGCGTTATAAGTCAGGTTGTCATCTTCTCGTGTTTGAGCAGTATCTGTGTCAGTGGCAACGTTTTGTGTTGTTTCTTGCATAATTCCGTTACCGAAGCCAAAATAAACAGAATGCGCACGGTCAAGTGTTTCAGACTCGATAAGCATTGCAACGTGCGGTTTGTCGCCTTGCAAAGTATATCCGCCTTTACTGTCTGATTTGAAACCTAACAATTTTTGCTTAACTTCAAAATCAAGGTTGTTAAAGTCAAGTGCGACTGTTGGTGACCCTGGCGCAATCATTACATCTTGCACTGCATTGTTACCATTTACTTTTGTAGCCTGACCTTCCATGTTTGAAATATTCGCTGTTTTAGTACCGAGCATTGAGCTATCAACTGCCAAAATGCCATCAGTGGAAAGTCCCTGCTCACCTTTAATAATCTGTTGTGTTTTAGCGTCAACCAACGCTAGTTTAACCATTTTTAAACCGACAATTGCCATGTAATTATTCTCCTTTTAAAATTTGTTTTCGCTCAACATAAAAGACACCTGTCAATTGATAGGTGTCTGGGTCTATGCTGTGCTCTCTAATATTTGTAATTTTATAGTGGTTTGAAACCAGCCACTGCATGAACTGTGTTTCAAAATCATCTGGGTCAAAATCGAGATCTAATTTATAAAAAATCTGGACTTCGATTTGATTTGATTTGCTATGAAAGCGGTCATTTCCGAACATGCCAATAAAAGTGCTAGATTCTCTCAGCAGCACAATTGTCTTATCAGTATTTTCTTGAACTTCTTTCGGCAAGTTGTTTGCATAAACTTCGCTTATTTCACCAAATCCTTTGTCGTCAATTAAGTTCTTTAATTCTAGTGTTGCTAACATTATTTAGCTCCTTTCTTTTGCATGATTTTCTTGTATTCCGCTTGTTCAGCTAACAGCACTTTCTTTTGAACAGTGCTATCGTTCTGCACTTTTGTAACAAAGTGGTCTGCTTGATATTTCTTCGTACCGTCATTCAAACGTCTAGCGTTTTGAGCGTGATAACGGTTTTCCCAACCGACGGTTGCTTTGCCGTTTTTCGTGCCATCTACGCCCGTTTTTTGAACAGACAAGCTATCAGCCATGTGCCCATATTTTGGGTCAGCATGATTTGAATAGTGCTTTTCTTTCGTGACTTTAGCCAGTTCTTCCTTGAAAACCTCTGCCCCTGCCTCTGTTATTCTTGATTGTTCCGCAAACGATAAATTTCCAACATTTTGAACTGTTTCCAACCATTCTTCCAAAGCTTTATCCAAACCTACCACGGCTACTTACCTACCTTTTCTGATTTTTTCAACGTCACGAAGTCATATCTGTTTAATCCAAAGTTTTCGTCAGGGCTGATTTTATCAACATTGTAAACAGCACCATTTAAACGCACTGCCAGCCCTTCTACAATTTTTGAATTATGTCTTATGACAATTATCCGCGATTCACTTTCTCCTGCTGAAATCGCTAAATATTCCTGATTCAGCGTGCGAGTATGAGGCTTGTAATGCAATGTAAATTTTGGTACGAATTTAGGCACACTAACGCCTGTATATGGATTAGCTACCGATTCATAAGCACCAAATTCAGCTTTATTTCTGAAATCGGTTGGTTTGTACTGTTTTCTAGCCATTTACATCACTCCTCGCAGTAAACAGCGTACAAGCCACGCAATTGGCCTATAACACTGTTCAAAGTCAAATCGATAGGATAAGTCATAGTATCTGTTAAAGCCACTCTGTACGTATAATATGAACTTGCTAATGCAAGCACTGCTGTATCGTAGAGTGGCTTAACGTTTTCTTGCTCAAAAAAGCCGTCAGCGTTACCGACAGCATTTTTGACATATGTTTCAGCTGTTGTGATGTATGCTTGAATAAGCGCAACATCGTCACTCTCATCCAAGTTTAGTGCTAACATCACTTGTTCTTTGGTAACGCTCATTTTTTAACCTCTCTTAAACTCCTGTTGTAGTTGCTGCGAAGTTAGCTTTTTGGTCTGCGATCGCTGTAAATGATGCAGGAACGAACGCTTCACCATCAACTGTTTGAACGTCAAAGCGGTCGATTACGCGGATTTTAGTAGTGTCAGTTTCAAACGCACCAGCACCAATATTTGTAGCAAGCAATGACATGTTTTCGCGGTCAAACAAAGTGACAGCTTGTTTCAAATCACCGAAGTAGAGTGGGTGCGCACTAGTTTTATTAGGTAACCAGCGGTCTGCTACTTCTTTGACTGGGAAACCATCGATTGAGTATCCTGTAGGCGATTTCACATCACGTTCCATCAAATAATCACCCATAGCGTTTTTAACTTTTTTAAGTGCTGTGAAACCAGAAGTGTTAGTCAAGAAAATTGAAGTTGGTTTGATAGCTGGGTCAACTTTACTTTCAAGATCAATGATGTCGTCCCATTTAGCAAGTGTTGGTTTTGTTGGCAATTTATCAATTGCTGCAATAATTTTAGTGTTGCGAGTAACAACGACTTTCTTAGCAATCCAGCTTGATAACCATGCAATGATGTTCTCAGCTGTATCTTTAAGCAAAGAGTTAGTGACAGTTGTAATTCCTGCATAACGTTTAATGAGATATTTAATAGTTGTCAATTGTGGGTCATCGTTATCGCCGATTTTCGCACCTTCTTCGTCAATTTCAGCAAGTGCTGTAATATCAGACCATTTTTCATAAACACGGCTACCAGATGTAGTTGAAACGTGTTCTACGTTAACGTATTCTTGCAATGAATCAAATTGACGTACCAAAGTGTGAATTGTTGTTTGAATATCTTTTGGAATAGTCAAACCAGCATGTCCTGCACCGTCTGTTTCATCAGATGAAACCATGTTTTGAATTTGCGCATAGTTCCCACGGACAAGGTTTTTAAAATCGTTAATAAATTGGTCTTTGATTTCCAATTCTTCATCGTTAAGCGGTGTCTTTGGTGTTTCAATGACAGTTTGCGCTTGTGCTTCAACCAATTGCTCTTTCAAAGCGTCACGTTTCGCTTTAGCATTGTCACGTTTTGTTTTCAAATCAGCAAAAGCTTCTGCCGAAAAGTCGTCATTGTTCAAAGCATTGTTAATCTGTTCGTTAAGGTCTTCAACATTGTGACCTGCTTCTACCCAAAGGTTGTTAAGTGTGTTAATATCCATTAATTTTCTCCTTTTTTGTCCAATAAAATAGCCAGCTTGCGTTCTCGTACTGAGTTAACAGGCTGACTTGGTTTTTTTTCAGTTTGTTGAATAGAATTTAAAAATTGTGTAGCAACAGCATCCGTGATGACTGTTCCAAAAGTTGCATTTTGATAACTTTTATTGTTTGCTTCGTCGTTAAACATAATTTCATCAGCAAAACCTTTATCAACAGCATCTTTAGCTGTTAGCCATGTCTCATTTGACATAAGCTGAATCAAATCAGACTCTTTCATGCCAGTCTTAGCAACATATGCAGCTGCAATAGATTTGTCAATGCCATCTAAAACGCTTGCGTTATGACTCATCCCATCAGCATTCCCTTTAATGCCGTTAGATGCTTTATGAATCATGATTTGAGCTGTTGGGCTAATACGAACCGTGTCGCCTGCCATCGAGATAACAGACGCTGCAGATGCTGCTAGTCCTTGAATGTTGACTGTGACATTCTTCCCACTATCACGAAGCATTGTGTAGATTTCGCTTGCTGCGAATACATCACCGCCACCTGATGAAACGTTGACGATTAAGTCATTAGAAAAAGCACAATCTTTCAATTGTGCTTTAACCTTCTTAGGCGACGTGTAATCACTAACGCCCATCTTGTCGTACAGGGTTCCTACTACATCGCTAACAATACTGTTTTTAATTTCAATTGCCATTTTCCTCACCTCCTTTCAATTACAATCAATCGTCATTTCCAAAAAGTTTTTGGTGTAATTTGACAGCTTTCATGGCTTGCGCGTAAATGCTTGAGCCGGACCACATTTCTTTTGACATCTCGTTTACAAATCTTTCTTTTTCTTTGTCAGTGATTTTAGTTGTCAATCCGGCTTTTTTAGCCGCCCAATCCCAAGCTTTTACAGGGGACTGACTTTCTTCAAATCTTTTTATTCTTTTGGAAGTTGTTTCCCGGCCGATAGTTTTCTCTTCTTTTGTGATATACTTTTTCGCCATTCTATCAGCAAGCTGTTCGCGAAGAGTCTCCTTATAACTTCCTATCTCGCTTTCCTTGAAATGACCTTTAGAAATATTCAAAGCGATGGCTTTCTCAACTTTTTCATCTAGTTCTCGCAAATCTGATTTTGTAAGTCTACTCCTTAATTCAGCTTTTGACGGGAATCGTTTTGTTACGCTTTTGCTAAGCTTCACGATACTACCACTGTTGCTTCCTCTTCCGCCCATTGTGCTCCTTCCTAACTCGTTCAATTCGAGTGTCTTTAAAATACATCACACCAATTTCTGGTGGAAAATCATAATCCACTTCCTGCCCCCAAATCAAAATATATTTGGGATGAATACGCGCTATCATTTCGTCCAAGCCGTCATAAAATAGTTTTTTCGCAGCTTTGTCTCGCATAACGCCAACTGTGCTTATTGCGACAGTCCCGTTTTGAGGTAAGCCGTCAAAACAAAAATTGTAACTATCATGTGTCGACCATGAAACTGTCGGTATGACGGTCATTCCTAAAGTTTGCCAATAACTACCGATTAAGCGTGAACGATAGACATTCCAAATCTGCATAGCAAAAGGCATATCTGTGTACAGACTGAAATCAGGCGTTAACACGCAGTCAAATTTCTCTAGTTTATCGATATATCTATCTGGGCTATTCCAAACCCTTTCGAATTGATAATCATCAAGGAAGAAATGAACTCCTTTTGTGAAATCTGGTTTATTGAGAACGTAATTAAAACCTATCAAATCCTCTGGTATCCAATCTGTTGGGTCTAATTTAGGAAATTGAAAATAGCCGCTTGCGCTTGAATGGTCGTATAGCTGAAAGTTTAATGCGAAAAAAGCCCTAAATCTTTCATTCATTCTCTTCTTCCTCCTCATTTTGCGTTTGGATTATTAAAATTTCACGCTCTGGCAAATCTTTAGGTAAAATTTCGGCTTGTTGTAACATGTATAAACCTTGATTTTGAGCAACTACACCGGTTTTTACCAACTCGCTAATACGCTTGATGTAGTTTGAGCCTGTTGGGTCGACAGCAGGAAAAATGTCCGAATCAATGTCGCACCCAAGCTTGTTACTTAGCTCGCTAACAAACGGTCTCAAATATCTCGCTACCGCTTTAGCATAGACATTCATTGACATATCCAAAGATGATTGTTGGTCACCTTTTCCACCGACGACATTTTCAGGAATGCCATAAACTTTAGCGAATTGCCCTGTTGTCCAATCAGCTTGACTAAGCAGTTGAGCCACATTTGACTTGATTTCAAGTGGTTGAAAGTCTTCTAAGTCATCCAAAACTAGCGGGCCACCATTCATCTGTTTCATGGCTTGGCGTGAGCGTGATTGTTTAGTTTTAAAATCTAACAAGCCTCCGCCTTTAATTTTCAAAATACCGTTTGCGTTTAATGCGTTTTTGAGCGAGTTAAGCGTTAGATTATCACTGGCTTTTTGGATATTTAGTTCTCTAGTTAGCGCCATCAGCGGGCTCACGCTGGTCTTGCCACCATCAACAGAAAGCAAGCGGAAGTGCAAGACGTCATTCTGTGGAACATTCAACTTCGCTCCAATTTTGGGGTCATCAAACGTGATATTGTAATAAAGCCCGTGTTCATAATCGATAGGGTTCATGCTGACTTGTGAAGGTCTCAAGAACTCCCATTTAACGTCACGTCCATTCTGATTGCGCCAACGGTAAGCGAAAGCCTCACCACCCAAAAGCAATTGAGCAAAGATAGACTGATAAAAGCCAAAACGGTTTGAATTGTTAGTCGGATTGTCGATAATTCCTTGCGTGCGTTTGTTAGCAGTCAGTCGAACTGTAGCCAAATCATTCGAAAGCTGATTAATAATCGAAAATAAATCAGAATTCTTTAAGGCTGACTTAGCTGACACCCATTCGTTGCCTGTCAAATTAGCTGTTAAATAGTTGTAATCATCTTCACTAAAAAATTGATTAGTTGGCGGACTTTCGGTTGATTGATTCGTAAAATTAAAAATTGGCAAATATTCTCACCTCCTTTCTATTTTTCTTTGTTAGTAATTAATTCGCTGATTAAACCGGCTAAAATGAATGTAATCGTCATACTGACACCAAAAGCAACGTGCTGTTGGTAAAAAGTCGTTAAATTAGCTGAAATTGCTGCTAAAATAAACATAATTACATCAAAAACAGACCAAATTGCCTTAAGAAACTTTAAAATCATTGTTATTTTCACCTCTAATAATCATCTAATAACCCACTTTCTGGGTTTTTCAGCCAATTCAAAACAGCCTCTTGCGACATGTGTTCGACTTTCCACGTTGGATTGTTAGTGATAGCGTAATCTTCAAACGCATACATGGCATCGTAGAAAGCATCTATAATAGCATCCACCACGTCGATTTTGTAAGTCGATTTCATCTTATCTACCTGAATACCAATGTTATCTTCTTTGATAACAGCATTTATCAGTGCTTTTCGCATGATTTCGTCATCCAAGCGCGTAATATTGCCCTCAATGAACAGCGTTTGTAAAAACTTGGTAGGGTCTTTCAATTCGCTTGTACGTTGTCTAATTGGCATTAAAGGAAAGCTTGTGTTAGCCTCTAGCGCTTTAATAATCTTAGACACACCCATCGCGTCATAACCAAAAAAGACAACGTCAAGTGCGTTGTCTTCGACATAATCACAAAACCAGCGATAAACCTCCTCTGGATTGATAAGTCCTTGTGGATGGCTTGTGATGGTACAGTAGCCTTTTTGCTCTAAATCACGATAATTCACACCATCTTGTTCCATCTTAGCCTCAAGCGAGCCTGCTTGTTGCCACGGAATGAAACTGTGTTGCTCAACGTGCCATTTTTGGCTACCATCTTCGCCTAAATACGGGTAAACAAAACCGATAGCCGTATTATCACTAAACATAGAAGCGTCAAGACCAACGTACACGCGCTTACCTCGTCTATCAAACTCAGGAATTACTGCGTTTTCGATATCTTTTAAATCAAGAAAGCTGTTACTGTCAGCAAGTAACCAACAATTCATGTTTTTGACTTGGAAATCAGCAAGCTTACCCATGAGCATTTTTTTATCACGCTCAGAAAGTAAACCTTTCATAAGACTATCTTTCAAGTCTGGGTGATTCAACAACGGATTGCTTTTAGCCCATGTTTCTGGTTGAAACGTTTCTTCCAGATTGTCCTGTGACCAAATCAAGCAAAGTTGGTCATCTCCTGACCTGTCAAAATCACGTTCCATGATTTCAATAAGCTTTTTCTGCTCTTGATGAAACGGAACATCTGGCGTTTGGTAAGACGTTGAAATTTCAATAAAGCGAGAGCCTTCTGTGTTGACCTGACCAGAAGTGATTTTTGAAATACCTTCATCTGTTTTAAGTTCTCCGACCTCATCGGCAACAGCCAGTTTAAAGTGTTTTGAGTCAAATTTACCAGATTCAAAAGAAATCGTTTGAATGCTGTTGCTATCGACTGTCGCTTTAATTTCTCGAGTATACAATTGCAAGCCTGTTTCTTTCGCCAATGACTTAAAAGGTTCATTCTCGATGATCCGTGACATCATAGACTTAACGTATGTATAGAGCTTCATTGTTTGCTCAAAGTTTAGTGAGCTAACTAAGAAATCTTGGTTACTAAGTCCGATTGTTTCAATTAGAAACGAATAATTAAGACTAATACCAGCTATCATTGTCTTCCCTTGCGCCCGAGCCATTGATAAGATGATGTTGACGTAGCGTGGCAAACCATCTAAATCAAACCAAGCAAATATTTGGCTAAAAATAAACAACTGCCAGTCCATAGGTTCAAGTTTTTGAGACAAGTCATCAACGTTTGGCACTAATGACAAGAATTTCAAGAAACGATTAAAAGCGTCAACAGAATAGACGTAAGGGAAATTGTCTTGTCCTTGTCTTTGAAGGTCGCGAATGTGACGGAAACAAGCTAATTTGATGTTGTAACCAGCTACTATTTTGCCGTCTAGAACGTTAAAACAGTACTTCGTGCCAGCGTCTGTGTATTTTTTGCGAATAAAAGAAAAATCGATACTTTGATAAGCACCGATTACATCTTTTGTTTTCGTTAAATCAATCTCAACTATGTTCCCTCACCTCTTTTCTATTTAAAAAATTCTTTCATTTTATCTTTGATTGAGCCTTCATCTGATTGCTCGCCAGCAATTTCCATCAACTCTTGACGTCCTTTTGGAGTCAAACCAAGCTGTACGCCTATTTTGTTTAAAGTATCCACTGCGTCTTTCATGGTAGCGACTGCTGGGTTCTTTTTAAAACCTAAGAACTGCTCACCGAGAATCTCACCCGACCCTTGCGCTTGAATAGGCTTCTTCATTTCTTGTTGAATACCATTTTCTTTAACATTCTCGTAAGCGAGTTTGTAAATTTCATAATTCGTACAGTAAGTTTCAACCAAAAACGTATCGATTCGTTGAACCTTGTTTGTGCTTTCTAAAAACGGAACGATTTTGCGCCAAACTTCCCTTGCCACTGTTCCCAAGTGGTTTGGTGGGTCACTGGGTAAAAGCCCATTGTTTTGCTGATAATACGGATTTTTAACCACTCATCATTTCTCCTCTCAATTTGAATTATGACACCCCTTAAAAATCTGAAAAATTGGTCTGCGATACAAGCGAACAAAACCTTAGATCGGAAGAGCGTCGTGTAGGG